ATCAATATCCATAATACCCATCATAGTGGCTACCCCACCATTTGTATAAGCACCAGTGTACGCAGCTTCCCAATACCACTTGCCGGATTTCGGAATTGTAAATGTTGCGCCGTGTTCCGACGGATTTAAATTTGCGCTAGTGCTAGACTTTAGATTGCCTTCGCTAAAGGTTATAGTGCCAGACCCTTTTGATAAAGGAGTAAGAGTAGCAAAGTTATTCGTTGGGCTGTCTGACACAACATCAGATGCAACAAAATCGGTTACAGTAAAGTCGTTTGTGTTTGCACTTTCATCATCGCCAATTGCGCTGGAGTCGTCGAACGGAAGATAATATCCGTGTGACCCATGTGACCCTGTGTAATTTTTTGGAATCCACACACCGTCGGTAAACTCACCAAAATCTGTAGCAGCTTTAGCAGCGTCCGCAACAAAATGAACTTCGGCTATATAGCCATCAAAATAATAGTTACCAGACCCACTACTATAATATCTAGCAATATTAGTTGCGTTGGATGCTGTGCTAAGAGTAGAACCAGTTAGGCTACTCATTATCTCCACACCATTGATATACACAGACGCAGAATTACTGTTATTAATATATGTAACGTGATACCAAGCGTTTGTGTCAAGAAAACGAGCAGTGCTAAATTGACCGCTGCCTACCCAAACATAAAACCTATCTGTCGTAACATCAAAACCAATACCGTTATTGCCCGATGACCACAGGTATTGATAAGTAGATAAGTTTCCTCTTTTAAACCACATTGAAAGCGTATATGTGCTTGAGGCTGCGCCAGAAGTGTGCTGAAGCCACGCAGTATCGCCGTCTTCACATCTTAGAGACTGATTAATGGTGTGACTATAGATTGAGGAACTAGCTAATGCACCCCCCGCGTCACCCGCACCACCAAGACCACCTACTCCATGTAATAGACTCATGCTTACTTACCTTTATCCGTCTGCGGTCAATGCGCCCGATACAGAAACTAGTATGCTTCCTGTGCCTGACGCTGCTTTTACCATATATGTTAAAAGATAAACTCCGGCAGTAGACAAAGCTGTTTGTGAAGATGCGTTGATAGCTATTATCGTATTAAAACTTACAGCATCCGCAGTAGTCTTATCTAAGAAAATGCAACCTGTTTGTCCTACCGCTTGATTACTAAATGTAAGCGTAACAGTGTGTCCTACACTTACTTCAAAGTTGTTATGGTCTGCTAAATTCATGGTGATTGTGCCACCAGCACCAGTAGTAGCTTGATCAGCGTCTTGGCTACCAAGCGCACGGCCTGTCACTGTAATATCATCTGAAACAGTCACAAGTAGGTTTTCATTTATGGCTAAAGCTGGTGTAGTGCCAACAGCAGAACCTTTACCTATAACAAGGTCATCTTCGCTATCATCCAAACCAACGTAAAAATCTTGAGCGTTCCCATCGAATACAATTTTTGCATCTTCTGCATCCGCATCACCTATAGTTAAGGTAGGCGTTGTGCCACCTAATGTTAAATTTGCATTTGCAGTAACCAGCCCTGTGACAGTTAAAGCCCCGCCGACGGCGGCATCATCTGTAACGGTAAGATCGTCTTGAACCTTTAGGTCAACAACATTTAAAGATGCAAAAGCATCAACAACTGCCGCACCCGATCCTGCACCATTAAGATATACAACCTTAGTATCGCCATTAGGTATGGTTACATTGGCTCCAGATCCCTGACTGATTATGATGCTATACGGACCAGAGGCACCACTGTCCGTGGTGGCGTTTTCAATTATATGAACCCTGCTATTAGTGTTAGGACCAATAGTAATTGTACAGTTTGAATCTAAAGCACCTGTATACTTAATATACATAGCTCTAGCTTCGTCTGTAGATCCATCAGCCACTGTGCTTGCATGAGTGTCAGCATTTGTAGTTATGGCTTCTGTACCAAAGCCTAATGCTTCCCCGATAAGCTCAAGGTTTGTGTTGGTTGTTGTTCCCCAAGTACCAGAACCATCGCCAGTACCCAGTTCATTAAGCCTTAAATCATTTACATAGGTGCTTGCCATTTTTCTGTCCTTACGCTGCTATGTCTGTCCAGTTAGGTGTTTGTGATACAGATACCCCAGACCAGTTTGGAGTCTGTGATGGAACGATTGGCCTGTAAAGTACTTCTTCTCCTACCGCTCCTGTTGCCGAAACCCCTGTAACAGAAAACCCTAAAGATAAAATAGGTGCGCTTGTTCCTGTGCCTACTGAACCTGTTGTTCCTAGTCCTGTAACAGCAAAAGCCGCAGCGCCCGTTACACTCGCATTACCTACCGCACCAGTTGCGGTAGAACCTGTAACAGCAAAGGCCGCTGTACCCGATACACTAACAGTTCCAACCGCTCCTGTACCAGCGACTCCAGTTGCGGGAATCTCTAGTACATTCTGTACCGTAACAGACCCTAGAGAAGTAGTTCCGACAACTCCAGTTGCAGAAACAGGAACCGGTTGTCCCCATGCGCCTTCACCCCAGCCGCCTCTTCCCCATCCTGTTAACGACATAAGCTACCTCATTAGGCTATTCGTATAATAGCGTTACTCGCATCCGCCGTAGGGAACTGAATTGTAAAAGTTCCAGAAGTAGATGTCTTATTAGAACTAAAATCTAATACGGCCACAGCTTTGTCACTGTTAGTATCGTTGTATATCAACGCACCCATCGCCGTGATCGTAGCTGTAGTAAAGCTGATGTCTGCAAAATCAGTCAATGCTGTCGTGCCAGAAGTGGTTGGAGCAACTTTAGTAAGAGTACCACCACCCGCCGTGTAAGAGCCGCTGTTGGCTACCTCACCCGTGGTCGTGTAAGCTGTCGTTGCTGCACCAAGAGTAGCTGTAGTGCTAGACTTACCGCCGCCACCCTCTGCGTAAAGAGCCAGCTTAAAAGCATTACCGTTTGTTGCGAAATTGTGTGTACCTAACATAAGCTCTTGCTTAAATGCTGTACACATTGCTTGTGCGATTGCCATTACAGTCTCCCGATAGCTTTTGCTAGTTCCAATTGACCAGCATCACGAACTTTAGCGCAAATACTAGCACGTTCTTCCTTTCTAGCCAACTCTATATAGTGTTGTGCTAGGTTTCTAACTCTATCTTGAAAAGCCTCCGCCTGCAATTTGATGGGTTCTGGTGCCTCATCCGATATGTAAATAAGCTTACTAGCCAGCATATCAGCTATCTGATCATTAGACAGTCCACCATTCTCAGACGTTACAATGTTGACTGCTCCTACAGTTCCTACGTTTAAATCAAACATGATCGTGCCTTCCAAATATAATAGGATCGCTTTCTTTTGGTTCAGGCGGCTGTATCTTTGACTGCTTCGTTATTAGAAGACTGCCGTTTTCAACCGTCTGTACCAATGGATCTTCCAGTCTATGATACCCGTACAGCTTCTCATTGTCCGGGACATTGGTATCCATTAGCCCAGATCGATGCGCTATCTCTATCTTTATGCCTTTGGAAATAGCTGTAGCGCACCAGAACTCTACACAAGCTCTTCCAGACTCAGCCATATTGACGTTTTTGTATGTGAAATCTATGCCAAACAAGCATATCTTCGTTACTTTCTTCCATATTGCATAAGCAATAGCGTATGCAACTGTGTTGTTAAAGTAACATAAACCCGTATCCTTCGCGACTTCTTCCAAAGGATATAGCTCAACTGCCGGAAAATCTGCGTGTTTAATACAGGAATAAATTGGTCTTGTATTCTTGGTAAGAAACTCTCTTGCAACACCAGTCTGTGTGCCTGCGTTTTCTGTATTTAAAAATCTTGTAACCGGATCCATCATAAACGTCCTGTCAACGTGTATGATCGCCCCTATACAATTTATACCCCAAACTTCATCAAACTCCTGAGAAGAAACTCTCGCTGAAATATAGTCCGCATAGCTTCCCCCTAAACCCACTATTGCTATTTTCATGTTCTAGCCCTGTCTGGTAGCCCCCTTCTGTACGCATCTGTATTTTCTCGAGCCTCTGCGTAATCTTTCAACCTAGATAACGCCTCCAAAAATCTTTCGCTATACAACTTCATGACATCTGGCTCCCCTTTCATGTAGATATATGCCTCTACAAGACTGCCAAATAGTATAGCGTTTGGAGCGTTCTCACTAATCCACGTTGTAGTAGTGTCAGCAGAAGTAGACACAACCACACCCGTGGCACCACTTGTTCCTCCGGTTACTGTCTCACCCACAGTAAATGTCCCAGTAGGAATTATGATAACAAATTCTGTAACTGAAGTAATTGAATTTATGGTCGTGCTCTCTGTGCTGGTTCCACCTGTTATGATTTCATTAGCAGCAAAAGTCCCGGTCACATCACTAACTGTTAATGTAAACTTACTATCCGCTAAACTAACTGGACGATAGTAGTAATGGAGTTCTGACACATAGTTTGAGTCTGGTGTGGGAGCCAGTATGAAATTTTGATAATCATACTTGGCGTAATACAGCGGAACACCTGTTGTGGCAGAGTTTGGTGTGTACTCCTGAATGTAATTAACATCCTTTTGCTGCAAGAACTGTTTGGAGCTAGAAACTTCGATAGACAAAGAGAATGTGGCAAGATAATCCGCCGGAACAGCCAGAAACTCATTACTAGCTGTCATCGCTCCAGAGACATTCTTTCTGAAAAGCTCTAGATCTACGCTGGTAAATATACGTTCTTCAGCACTTTTGATAAATCCATCAAGATTTGAAACAAAAGTTGCCTCGTTGTTGTCAACGTAGTTCTGTATTGCAGACTTTAACTGTGTGTATGTATAGCTCATGGTGTGTTTGCCGTTCCGCCCATACCACTATGGTTTGTGCAATAATAATACAGTGTTGGTGCTCCAGAGGCCACTGTTATCTGTGTATAAGCTCCCGCAGATCCGGGAGTTCCACTAGTAAGAACACCTGTTGTGTACTGGGAGCCACCGCTGTGCGTACCATTAGAGGTTGTTGAAAGCCTCAAAGGATGTCCTGAATTGCTGCTGTCAGATTGATCAAAACGGTAGGTGCTACCCTCTGATAGGCTGACCGTATCTTGTCTAACCCCGTCGATGTAATACTTATTAGATCCAAGATAGGAGGCAACCGTAACAGTATATGTCGCTGTTATTGTTACCGCAGAACCTGCGAATACAACGGTGCCCACCGCACCTGTTGCTGAAACACCAGTTATAACGGTAGGCGTAATTACGCTACCCCCGAGAGTAACGGTGCCCACCGCGCCGACAGCCTTGGGACTTTCTTTATACACAAAAGTGTTTAGATCAAAGATTGGAAAGACAACTGTCTCTGGTATCTTATCGTTTCGTGGTCTTGGTTCAAATAATGCCTGTGGGTCCGACCCTGTATGCGTCTGAGTCAACTGAGGATGCTTTGGTTCATACTCATCGGGACCGACTTTCATCCCGTTCCACTCAGTCATCATTTCAGACAAGCGATATCTAAAGCCAGATCTGTCTGAAAAACCCCATGCTTTCTTACCAGACGCATACCGAGCCATTAGTTAACTCTTAGATACTGTATACTAGGCTGCAACTTCAAAGACACACGATCTTCATCCTCGTCTGCGGCACGTTGAAACTCTTCTTCATACACAACTTTTAACATTTGAACCCTGTCTGGAGCCTTCTTCATAGCAATGTAGTAAGCAAGACCCGCAACCATGCACGGCAAGAACCTGAACGGAGTATCGGCTGTGTTTACTAGTGTATCCACATCCTGAATCCTGTTTACATAGTAATATACAAGACTATCCGTAGAGCTATCTGGAGTAGGCCATAAGGTTAGTGTAGGCGTTGTAGACCTGTTGAAAAAAAACTGACTAGGTGTCCCTGTCGTTGTTTTATTAGGTATACTAAGATACTGACTTCTAGAAATCCTACTAACATCCCTATCTACGCCACTACTATCACGAAGAACCACCTCAAGTATGTCAGTGTATGCAGTGGTAAAGGTATACGTCGCGGTTCCAGAGGTTAATGCTTGAGTGGCCTGAGTCACCGTCCAGAGGTTTAGTCCTCTGTTCGCCCAATCAGCAAACATGAGATTCAAAGAACGTCTGGCGGTCTTAGTGTCATACCCAGTACGAACCTCGAGTCCACATCTTTCGTATGCTTCCTCGATGATTTCCGCTACATCAATGTCAAAATCTCTGGATCCTGACGTTGCCATTACTTCATCCTAACTTTGCCGCCACGCATCATCTTCTTTTGAACACCGCCGCCACGCATACGCTTCATGGCTTTCTTGGCAGCACCACCACCCATCATTTTTTTAGCTACAACTTTACCGCCGCCTTTGCGCTTCATGACTTTTTTCTTAGCACCCATCATCTTCCCGTCTCCTTCTTCTGGCTAGAATTAAATTTAAGTAGTCTTCTTTGCTGTAGTTTTTATAATATCCTGTCTTCTCTAGTATCTTACTAGCATCATCTAGTTCTGACAATCTTTGTATAAAAACCATAGTAAAGTCAGTTTGAAAAGATAATAGCCATAAATCTAACTTATTAAGAGCAAACCACTCATTCATCGCTATACAAGCACTTTCAACCTCTTCGTATGTTTGACTTGGTTCCTCTTCTAAACAAACAACAACCGAGTGATCAGAGCTAAATGAATTACATTCTGCTGCCACCTTGCTCCATAGATCTTGCCTGCCTTCACACTCAACAACTCTTAGCCTGCCATCCATCAAGGCTTTTTTAGCAAAAGGACAAGGTGCGTATCCTACGTCCGGGTCTACCACACTTAGATCATTGTGAACCCACTCCTCTATGAGTTCGCGCATTTTACTTCTTTCTGGTAGGCATACTCATAGCGCCAGCTTCTAACTTACGAGGAGCGCACATAAACTTACCGTCTTTAGCTTTGACTGTACCGCCCTTTTTTTTAAAACCCATCTTATTGCGAACGGGAGTGGGCAACATCGACAAGCCTTTACCTTTATCTCCTGCGGGAATATTTTTCATTTCTTTTTCCTTTTTAAAGATTTTACACGCCGTGGCTTACCTGCTGGCTGACCAAGACTTTTCTTTTGAGAAACCCTACTACGTTTCTCTGCTGCCGTCATTTCTTTGGAGGTCTTTGGAGTTTTAGAAGAGACACGCTTGGAGGGGCGACAATATGGAGTACTCCGTTTTTCACCCTTCCTACGCCCACACGCTTTCCCCGTGGAAACGTCCTTCCACTCTTCCTTGAACCACCTCTTGAGCGCCGCACCTTTTTTTGTCTTTCTTACAGCCATACTACCACTCTACGAGCTTATCACTACTATTTGGATCATATTCACACATGTAAGATCTAGGACAAAATTCACTTACTATCATTGATGTTCTAGTCTTATTGGCTCCTAAATAGACACAATGCCATTCACCATTTACTTTCTTATATCTTTCCAGCCTACACTCAACAAACTTAGTTTCTGCTCTCGCTATCATAGAAATCACTACAGCAAAAAATACTATAACAATAACTACAAGACCACTAACCATAAAGAACTGTTTTAGATTTTCTTCAAACTCTCTAGCCTCTTGTATCTTTTTTCTTCTAGCTTCCGCAGCAGCTTCTTTTGCAGCTTTTATACGTTTGGCTCTCTCTTCCGTAATAGATTTCCAAGTACCGGGACCAAAACGCAAGTCAATCATTTGTGCTATTTCGCGCATTTGTTCTTGAGCTAATTTAGCATCAATTACTTCTCTGGCAACACTTGTAACACCAAACTGATCGCCTACGCCTACGCCGGATTTCTTGTTGCGTTTTTTCTGTACTTGGCTTTCACCCTCGAACAGATTGTCTATGTACCCGGCAATATCAGACACATCATTAGCAGTTCCAATAGCACTCTTGATGCCGTCGACTGCACTTTTAAATAATGCTATTCCTGCAAGGGCAGTCGAAATTGGTTCCATTTAAAGTATCCTTGTTGTTTTGTACTTGTACGTCCCCCCTTTTGCTTTTCCCTTGTTCCCCCAGTTTTTCGCGCCGACTTTACGACACTTGGCGATAGCCCCGCTTGCATACGCTGACGGGAAGACCTTATAACGGCGCTTAACCTTGTGGTAACAGGCATCCTTAGATCCGCCTTTGCTAGTTTGTTTTGACATTGAACCTCGCGAGATTGCCATCGTATGTCCTTCCGGTAAACTCCTCCCACATCGGTTTAATCATGTCGTGAAGCTCGTTTACCTTTTCGTTGTTAGCATCCATCTTCATAGCCATGACCGCTACATTCTTATCAACCTCAATGAGAGTTGATGATATCCATGTGAGTCCCGTGACACACGCACCCACAAACGCAACAAAGATAGTTCCTGCTATAAACTGAGAGCTTAACATTTCCATCTTCTCCTAGCCTGTCTTAGACGGCTATTAGGGTTTTTAGCAGCTTTCGGAAACTTTTTCATCTGCCCAGCAGATCTAGCGCAAAATGACTTACGGCGTTTAGCATCCTTGCTACCTTTTTTAACCTTACCCGTAACAGCGGTCTTCAGCTTGCTGCCGGGATTGTCTCTCTTATATTTGGCAACACCAGCCTTTGTCATCCCCGCCCCACTTTTGGTGGAGCGAAAATACTTTTTTGTCTTTGGAGGCTGCTTGTCTGCCTTACGAGCCATTACTAGTAGCTCTTTTGCACTTGCATAATAATGGTGTATGTGTCCGCAGAAGTGTGACCTACAGTCGTGAACATAATATCACCTGTAACACCAGAACTTGCTGGGTTAGTTAAACCACCAAAACTAATGTAGTCGTGATGACCACTTTGGTTCTCACCCAATTCAATACAGAAATCATCAGTTGTAGCGTCAAACAAAATTTTGACTTTCATTCCATTACACTGCCACCAGATCTTTTCTATAGTGGCTCTTGTACATGCGCTGCCATCTGTGTTTGCAGATAACGCAGATACATCAACTTTTTTAACGGCACTTTCACCCGAACCATCTGAAATGTTAGTAAATTTCAAAACTGCGGTTTTCGGGGTATCAACAAGTGTTTGCGATGTTACAGCATCTGCCATATCAATCTCCTGTAATACAAGGAGGGGTTTCCCCCTCCTATATCAATTACGCAATTTGAACGTACTCAACGATGAATGTGAAAGAACCTGCTGTTGTTGCATCGACTGTATTGGTGATGTTACAGAAAATGGTTCTTGCGGTGTCTGTGTACTGAACAGAAGCTGGGGCTGTTGTTCCACTCTGAGTTTGAGCAACCAAAGTCGTGGTCGTTACGTTGTGCACAACAACAGTTGTACCACCATCAAGGATTTCATCAGTAACCGCCGCAACAATCTGTGCGCCAGAACTAGATGTACCAACTTCGTAACCAATATCACCTGTTCCAATAACTGGAGAAACATCACAAAAGATTTTAATGTCAGTAATAATTGTGTTTGCTGGCTGTGTGAACTCACCAATAGTTGGGCTGTCACCTGCTGTAGTGTTTACAGTAACGCCAGTGGCATAACCAACGTGCTTTATATATTTGTTGGTGACAATGCCTGTAGAAGCAATAGAAGAGGTTTCTGTTATCGCACCCGTGGTTGAGTTTTTATTGATAACTTTAAAACCGTTTTCAGAGCGGACTGCTCCGTTGAACGTAGTATTAGCCATTTAAGTATCTCCTGTCGTGGCTAGTGTCAGCCGCCCAATGCGACTGTCAGGAATTAATATAACTATACAATAAAAAAGGGCGACTGAACAGCCGCCCTTTGTATTTGTTTCAACAAACTCACTTATGCACCCGGTGAACCGAATACACAACGTGGGTCTGAGAATCCGAAGCTATAACGCTCACGAGCCTTGTACCGCATGTTGCCAGTATCGAAATCTGGATCCATGCTAGTTGACAATGCCATACGCTCGAAGTGCTTAAAGCCATTCGGAGCATCAGTCTTCAGGAAGAACGCATCTGTGTCAGTCAGGTAGTCGTTAACTACATAACCGTCTGGAAGCATGCCCATTGACTTGAGTGCGTTTACATCGTTGTCTGCTGTACCTACCCGAAGGTTTGATACCATAAGACGCTCGGCAACAAACTGAAGCTGACGAGGAATGATTAGCTTCATGCCTTTGAGGGCAATAACCAGACCACGCTCATCAACAAACCCAGCGATGCTGATGAGTGAATCTTCGAGAGAAGTTTCGTTCAGATCAGCAGCCACTGCTGGCTCGTTGTTGAAAGTGCCACCGTTTGTAAGCGGGTGTGATGCATCACAAAGAGCAACACCGTCACCACCAGCAGAAGCGCCAGCAGTAAATGCGTTGTTCAAGATTGATGCAGCTTTAACCTGCTTGGTGTGTGCCATAGAACGTGCAAGTGCCCGTGTATAGCGTGATGCCAGACGATCATAAAGATTGTCTTCTACAGCTTCCTCAGTGATTGAGAATGCCATAGCCACTGTCTCGTGGTTGTAACGAGCAGTGAAAGCTTCGTTTGCGTCGTCAAATGAAACTGAGGAGCCTTCCTGTTTTACAGGAGCAGCGCCAAAGCCAGATAACATAACCTCTTCTTCAAACGCCCGGTCAGATGACTCGGTGTCAAAGATCTCAGCGTGTTGACCTTCATACCGTCCGTATTCCATGCCGAATAAAGCATTAAGGCCGGGTTCCAGTTCTTTCGCTAGTTGTGCGCGAGAAATAGCCATTGATCAGCCTCCTTATACGCCGGTCGTAGAAACAGTAGCCGCTGCAATGGAGCCTGTTGGCGCATTGAAGTGGTTGTTTATACGAACGATTAACGGAATACCAGCAGCAGTGAAGTCAGCATTATCAGGGTCATCTTGTACACCCATGATACGCATAGCTAAAGTGTTGGTGGTGGCGATAGTATTCAAATCTGCTGTTGCAGAAGAGATACCAGTTGTAGTCGAACCGCTGTTACCAGTTGCAAACGCGATGTTTGCGAACACTGCTGCACGAATCTCTGCTTCTGTATTAGCAGCAGAAACTACGTTTGATGTAGCAATGGTGAACAGTTGTGCTGGGTTGTCATACAAAAACGCTCTAACAGGAAAGTTAGAATCAGCACCTGAACCGGGCCAAGTGTTAGAACGAATTACTTCTCCAGTGGTCGATGAGACGTATTCACACCCATTAAACACACCCACGATAGAGACGTTACCGCCAGCAGCAGCTTGCAGATCGTCAATAACACCAGCAGCAAGCGGGATAACCGCCATGCCTTGGAAAATCGGGTTTGAGTTATCAGATGCGATACGATACTCAGTCGTCCCAGTGGAATTAGGCGCTGAACCCAGCATACCATATGGTCGTAGACCAAAGGCTCCATTGGAATTTGCCATGATAAATACTCCTTATACATAGCTGATTGAGTTAATCAGAGCCGTCCTTACGGCCTCCGAACGATACACGACTTTTCCTATCACTATGGATAGGCATAGAAGGATGTTGTTCCCTCATTAAGTTTTGATCCACGGCATCCATTTGAGTGCGGGTCTGTTCCCGGAAATATTCAGTTCTTTCTTCAACCGTTTCTTCAGGTATTCTAGCCAACATTAAACCGCCGACTCCAATTGTCCCTGCGTTAGCACCCGTATCAATGGTTGGAAATTTACCAGCCATCTCAGGATATTCGTCAGCACGAACAGGTTCCCACCCTTCACGCATTTTGGTAGTCACATTCATCTGATCATCTTCACCACGAAGTGAAGTACGGATCCAACGATGCTTATACCCTGCGGGTGGTTCTGGAGCCTCCAGCTTAGATGGAGGTGCCCAAGGCTTACGGCGTTGGGTCTTTGCGCGAGTTTCCGCTTCGCGAGGCGATCTTTTTGTAGAATCAGTCATTTCATTACTCCTTAACATACTTAGCGTATTCTTCGAGCGGAACATTTAATCGCTTCGCTATCTGAATCTGCGAAGGGGTTAACTTGACTGTTCTGCGCCCCTTTTTTGTAGACGACTTGGAAGCCGTGGACTCAGCAGAAGCGACTCTGGGTCCTTTGTCCTTAGAGCTTCCAAACTTCTGTGGAAACTCTGATCGGACTCTACGATCAAGTTCAGTATAGTACTCATCGGACGTTGGGTCAAATCCTTCGTCTTCGATTAACTGTCTATGAATGCCGAAAGCAGCGTAAGTCATTGTTTGATCTTGACCAAACCAGTCATTCTTAGATGCCCAAGCTTCTGCTTTAGCGTCAGGTTTGGCCTTTTGTTGCTGTTGTGGTGCAGCTTGTTGTGGTGCAGGTGGCGGAGCAGCAGCTTGTTGCTCTTGCCTCTTCTTGGCATTCTCCACTTGTGCTTCTTCTAGTGCAAGTTTGCTCAAGTTCTTCTGAGCCTCAAACATAGAGTCAGCGTCACCCTCATCATATGCTTTCTGATACGCAACCTTTGCAGCAGCGATCTGAGACTCGATCCTTGTGCCGAACTCACCGACATAAGACTGGTCGAGAGCGGTCAAACGATTTCTAAGTTCGTCGTTTTGCTCTTTCACCTTTTGAGCAAACTCAACCGCTGCAATCCTTTGTGCTTCTTCGTCTCTATACTTCTGCGTAATCTTGCTTATACGGCTCTGAACATTCTTGGAATACTGATCAAGCTCTTCTTCCTTCTCGTCCTTTTCGGAGTCAGAGTCCTCTTCAGTTTCTTCAACAGCCTCTGCTTCTTGAGATTCCTCCTCGGCAATCTCTATTTCTTTCCCTTGTTCTTCATCAAGTTCAGCGGCTAGATCTGTGGTCTTTTCTGCTGCTTCTGCCATTACTATGCTCCATAGCTTTTAACATCGTCAGGATCAACGATGGTTGCGATGACCTCGTCATCGTTAATGACACGGACTTCTCCTCCTTCAATGTTAAAGCGAGATCCAGCATATCTACCGATACAAACCCAGTCTCCCTCCTTGCACCAAGGCCCGTGCTCCCCAAATTTGTCTGTGTCTTGATAAGCAAGCGGCCCGAGTCGTACAACGTAAGCTACAACTGTAGCTCGTGACTCTCTTTCTCTTACAGCATCAGGAACGTAGACACCGCCATCAGTCTTGTCTTTGCCCATATAAGGCATGACAAGGATTCTCCATCCTGTGGGCTGTGGCATTCTATCTTTTAGGGATTTTTCTTTTGCGGCTTTCTCAGCCTGCTTCTTAGCTTGTTGTTGCGCTAAAACATACTCAGGTACGATCAGTGTCATCGACATACTTCACTTTCTTTAGCAGGGCCTTCAATTCATCAAGAGCGTAGGTGACACCCTGTATTTCACCAACTCTTGCCTTGTAGTCTTCCCAATCGGTTACTCCACCGCTTGTTATCGAAAGACTAACGTCATCAATTCTATTAATCAATATCTTTTGATAATCTTTTATAAAAGATAATACATCCATATTTTACTACCCCTTGTTATGCAAAATATTTTCTATTACAAGACTTATTAATTCCCCCTCAAAGCATACGAAGAAAATGAATTTATTGTGCCATCAGGATTCTGTGTTGTTTTTCTGCCATCCGGCATGGTTATCTCATTCATCCCGTTTGACATCGGAGTCACGGTGACTCCATTCTCTAACGTCACTGATTCCGGTGTGGTGGTGGGACTAAACCCAAAAATATCAGGTTGAGAAAAACCTTGTGTAGACGAAGATTTTACATTTTCTTGTATTTCTTGCTGTTGTTCTGGAGTTGCTTTAGCAACAGCTTCGATCTGCTCTGGAGACAAACTATCAACTAAGTCACCAACCACCGCTTTCGCTTGACCATATAAATCACCAACCGCCGCTTTCGCTCTATCAAAGGCTTGGTCAGCAGGAACGCCTCCTGTCAGCGCTCCAAACATCTGCCCTACCAAACCGGGCGGCTCATCTTTTACGCCAAACCTTTCCATGCCCGGAAGACTCGGTAGTCCGTATTCCTGAGTACCCGTTTGACTAAGCGCCAAGCTCATAAAACCGGGAGCCGCCAAACTGAAGAGACCACGAGCAACCATTTCGGGCACTGACATTTCTCTGTTCCGTCCAACAACTTGCCCAAACTTTGTGTCATACCCTGCCTTTTGAACACCCGCTCGTAATTGACCGGGCTTGGCAGTAGCAAACGCTGGGTTGTACCCGGGAGCACCTCTGATATTTTGAGGATTTGCAAACTTTGAGAATTGATTGTTTGCAATAGCTCGTCTCGTATTCAAGCCCATTACACCAGTATAGTCTACCATATCGGTAGGAAACCCAAAAAAACTTGTAAACAGTCCCATTTTTCCATAGGGGTTTTTGTCGGTAATCCCCATACGATTATTATAACCTTGTTGACTACCTACGTTCAGACCAGAAAATCCGGGTACTCCAAACATTGCTTGTGAGCGGCCCGGAGACATACCAAAACGCCCCGCGTAACCCATTTTGCCACTACTAGGTGGGTTCCCGAAAACATCAAGGCCGTAGTCTTTTTCGGTTGCTCTAGCCATAGTGTCAGTGGGATCGGTAGAAAAACCGAGGCCAGAGCTTACATCATCCCCATAGCTGCCGGTAAATCCGCCTATGCCGACATCGCCCATATCATCATCAGCGGCACCAACTGTGTCTGCACCACTGGCGCTACCAACACCGCCACTGTGGTCACCAGTGCCAGAGCCAGCAGCAGCACCCTTGTCATCTCCGCCAATAAACGCAGGTATACCCATCGGACCCGGCTCACCAGACCCACCTAGAGCCATTAATATCTCACCCTCTTTAGGAGTGATGTACGACAGCATGTGATCCTGACCACGAATGTCTGTACGGCGCGGGGCTTCTACAGCACCGCCCTGTGCAAAGCCTGTCGGAAGACTTGATAAAGGTACTCCTAGTAATGTGTTCGGGTCAAAAGATGATGTTGGTATGGAAAAATCGGGAACGAAAGGCTGGTAGGTATTACCACCAGAAGATATTTCGTAGCCAAACTGGTTCTGTAAAATCTCATCTGTAGGCACTATAAAACTAGAAGGATCTACTGGAGAAGAAACTACATCAGCTACTGAGTCTGAGCCTGAATCTGAATCTGAATCTACTGAATCTGAATCTACTGAATCTGAATCTGGAACAAAGTTTGGGTTAATTGCCGCAGCAACCTCAGAAGAAACATCTACAGGCATCGGTAAATAACCCGGCCCCGCATCTTGAGTACGATTAGTAAGGTCTGCTGAACCTGCTGCTCTGTTTGCTATAGTGTCTTGACTAGAACCTATGTATATTCTTCTATATTCTTGCGTGTCATGATCTCCAGCAAAACCAACAGGCACATTGTAAAATGTTGGTGTATCAGGGCCATCCCCATTAAAAGCAGGAATGCCCATTGGACCCGGATTACCCGAACCGCCAAGAGACATTAGTATCTCACCCTCTTGTGGTGTGATATAAGACAGCATGTGGTCTTGCCCACCAATAACAGTGCGACGAGGAGCAACGGCAGAACCGCCCTTACGCATATTCATCACTCTGTCGATAGGCTCAAACATTAGCGAATCTGTACTTTCCTTTGATCACCTTCGTAGGCTTTACCCATGCCAAGAACAAACTTGTTGTCCTTTTCTTGCACAAGCATCTTTCCGTCTTTTGCTTTTACTGGTTTTGTTTTTGCATCAGCCATAGTTGCCTCCAATACATTTGAGCCGCCGTCTTTAAGTCGCCGTCCTTTATTTATAAGCTTTTTTGCCTGATTAGTCGAGACACCAATGTCTTTTGCAAATTGTGCTGCTCTGGGTTTTGCCATCTTACTTCCTGTTCATCCACGCTGTTGCACCCATATAGGCTCCAACGATGCCTGCGCCACTAATATAAAACAAATTACTAATGTCACTCAAGGCATTGATTCTTTCTATACTAACCCAAGGCACAAACATCATAAAGGTAAATATGCCCATAGATATCAAAGTTGCTGTAGCCATACGTCGTTGAGCAAGCTGCTTGCGTAACTCATACTCGGTTTTCTTAATCTCCTTGGCGTGTTCAAGCTCGTCGTCGGTAACTACCCCGTCGCCATCCATATCGTATTGGTCGTAGTCGCTGTCTTTTTGCAGGCGCTTTGACATCACTTCTTACCAAAAAACTTAGCGGCACCGCGCATACCAAAGCTGGCAGCAACAATCGTACCAAGAGTATATTGATAGTACTCCGGCATGGCCTCAAGAGCAGTAAACCCGTCAGATACAATTTGTCTCCCCCACTCTCCGCAAAATGCCAAAATTAATGGAACCGAAAAAAGTACAGTTAACCACTCATCTTTCCACGAATGAGCAGAAGCATCAGCCATTTTGAGATCCCAGTCAATCTCTCCGGTAGCTTTCTTCTCCATGATGACAGCTTCAGCCTTGGCTTTTGCAACCTTTGCACCTGCCTCCGCTTTCTTGGTTTCAACTTTACCCTCAAGCCAAGTTGAAGCAAGGTTTCCTAGTGGTCCTATGAGAGCCTGTAACATTACTTCATCTCCATCATTGTTTCAATCTTAGCAATGCGTAGCTCAAGCTCTCGCACCCTTTGAATGTTTGCTTCAACTGCCGCAGGCGGCTTCCAGTTGTCTATCCAAGTATCGTTCTCTTGGATCTCTTCCCAGTGCATCTCTTGCTCATGCTCCAGAAAAGCAAGCCGTTCAATAATACCGAAGTACCCCCAGACGGTTAAACCAGTAAAAGCTATCAGTCCTATCAGGTTCTTTAAGGGGATGGTAAATTCGCTGCCCTCATTTAATTTTGAAGCCATTACTCAACTCCCAAAACTTTTGACAAGCCAAATACTTCAAGCATTATGAAGGTAAAGAAAAGCAGCAATATTGAACCAGCTATTAGCTTGCCGCTGAAATTGGTAGAACCAATCTTAATAGCTACAAATTCATTACCGAGTATACGAAGCACTAGCTCAAAGCTGTTTTGTCCGACATTTACTTCAACAGGTTTTTTCTTTTCTTCCATCAGATAATACCTCTAATCGTTCTGAGGTCATCCAAGTTCTTCTCTTTCTTGCCGCCGTCATACTCCCAAGCATAACCACGACTGACCATTTCCTCGTTAATGTTCATAACACCACACCAGATAGTCCCAAGCATTCGCCCATACTTGCCATCTTTTTCAGTGGCTACCCATAGTTTTTCACACTCTGAAAGACGGCGCTCCAAAAAATCCTTGGCCTCAAGACCAAGCTCTTTTTCTTCCAAGTCTTTGGTTCTGGACTCTGGTGTATCGATGCCAGCCAGTCTAACACGCTCTTTTTTGGTGAGATCGAAGCCAAGATCTATGAGTATATCAACGGTGTCACCGTCAACTACCCTGACTACTTCCTTGATTTTGTACTCATACATATCAAACCGTACCCCTATTACCTAGACAGTTGCCCTTTAGGCAAAGTTCTGCAATTG